AATATTAAATCCACAAATAAATGAATTACTTGGAGTTGCTAATTGAGTTGCACTCGCTGTTTGCAAAGCACCATCTTCAATTACAAAAGTATCACCAGTATAAGGATCAACTAATGCATCACTTGAAGTTACCGTTCCATTTTTTTCAGCGTGTAAATACCAACCAGTTCCCGCTGTAATTGAAGTGGGATCAGCAAAGTTAGAGAAATATACTCCGTCAGTAATATTTACTGTTTGAGAAGTTGTATCTGTATCAACTAGGCCAATAACCATTTCTGTTGCTGAAACATCTTCAACTGCTACTCTAGTTTCAAAACCACAATTCATTTTTGTGCTTAATTGATAAGCAGTAAAACTATTAATTTGGTTATAAGCATCATCAGTTCCATTAACTTCATCTAGTTGTAACCATCCACCATGAGCATCTCCTATTGGTGCACATGTTTGAGTACTAGCAGTTTGGCTTACAAACCATCCTGGTGAACCTCTTCCATTATTACTTGTATTTGTTCTTGTAACGAATGAATAAAAATCATCCATGTACGACGTTTGACCTAAAAAATCATATCCTGCACCTTGTGTGTTGGTAACGGGAAATGGATCAGGCATCATTGCGTTCTTTAACGGGCTTTTGTCTTTAACTACGTTAGTAACGCCATTATTAAAATGTGTTGTCATGTCAGTCTCCTTTTAAAATATGACCAGTAATCAATCCTTATGATTGACTACCAACATTAACATTAAAGGAATTTATAAAACAAAAAAGGCGCTCTTACAAGCGCCTTCTTTGATCTGGGAGGATCCAGTAATTTTTACGAACCTTGAGATGCGTATACACATCTTGGATCAGAGTAACCAAAGCTGTATCTCTCTCTAGCTTTGTATCTCATATTTCCAGTGTCAAAGTCACCTTCCATGCCTGTAGCAAGTGGTGCTCTTACAAAGTGTTTTAAGCCATTAGGACAGTCTGTTTTAATGAAATATGCATCTGTGTCAGTTAAGTAGTGATTTACTACGTAACCTTCTGGTAACATACCCATGTTTCTCAGAGCGTTAATGTCGTTGTCAGCAGTACCAACTCTTAGAGTAGAATTTAAAATTCTATCAGCTACAAATTGAATGTTTACTGGAAGAATTAATTTTCTTCCTTGCATTGCAATTTTTAGTCCTCTTTCGTCGATAAAACCAGCAATGTCAATCATCGCTTGTTCTAATGAGGTTTCATTAAGGTCAGCATCAGTAGCACTTCTGTTAGAAAAAGTTCCACCGAAAGTAGTTGGGTGAGCTGTGCTAGCTAATGTAACACCATCTCCACCAGTTACAGTGAACGCATTATTTAATACGTTAGCACCTCTAACCTGTTTTGTGTAAGCCATAGATCTAGCTAGTGCTTTAGTGTAACGAGCAGATAAAGTATCATAAAGGTTATCTTCTACTGCTTCTTCTGTTAACGCAAACGCAAGTGCGATTGTATCGTGAACATATCTTGCAGTGAAAGATTCTTTTGCAGTATCAAATGCTACTGCAGAACCTTCAGGTTTTACTGCTGCTTCACCAAATCCTACTAACATTACTTCTTCTTCAAAAGCTCTGTCAGAAGTTTCTTGAGCAAAGATCTCAGCTGTTTCGTTTTCATAACGATTGTATTCTAGTCCAAACAATGCGTTCAGGCCAGGTTCTAGCTCTTTGGCGAGCTGGGCTCTATTAATTGCCATTTTCTATTCTCCTATTCCTATACGCCTGCAGTACCAGTGCCACCCATAAGTTGGTGATTGTTAATTTTTACCACGAAGATACTGTTATTAGCCGTAGCATCATTATCTGGCGTGTCATAAAAACTAATCAATCTCACTTGGTGAGTTGCAGTAGTATTTTTGCTGCTTGAATCAATTTCAACACCAGAAATACCCGTAGTGGTACTTCCAGCTCCGAAAACTAGATTACAGTTTTCGTTTAAGTTTGCTGCCACAAGATTTACTGAATCAGAATCTTGTTGTGCAATAAACGATTGTTGTGGGTCGTCACATACGAACGCTTTAGCATCAGTAGTTGCTAGAGACGCAGGTATGTAGTCAGTAAATGTTGGTTTACTTGTAGTCGGATCGGTATAAAAACCGCCTCTAAATACTCCACAAAATGCTGTAGTTGCATCTGCTACTTCTACGGTTCCGTCATTTTTATAAGTAACGGGATCCCCTGTAAAGATAGCTGTACTTTGTGAAGCTCCGACGTCGTATTGAGTTAAACCACCATTATTGGGATTTTGACCAACTTTTGCGATTGGTATTAAACCAAAAGGGCTATCAATATTTGCCATGTTTCATCCTTTTAATAGTTTGATGGTCAAAAATCCTACTAATTAGTCTTTTTTTCCACCAAAAGTTACTCTGCTCTGTCTCTCTTTAGAGATAGGCATACTAGGATGCTCTTCTTTCATTAGATCATTATCAACTGAAGCCATCTGATCATCGGTTAAGCGCCTGAAGTAAGCGTCTCTATCTTCTTTGACCTCGATCGGACATCTCATTAATAATAATCCACCAATTCCTATAACACCTTTATATTTGCCATCCGCGATAGACGCTATGTCTGGTCGATTTGGATATTCATCAGCCATGACGAATTCGTATCCTGAACGAAGTCTACCCATAACGTTTTTTTCGTCTGGTTCGCCTCTAAATTCAGAACGTACCCATCTGTGATGAAATCCTTCTGGCGGTTCTGGTGCTTCCAAGTTTGATGGAGGAACCCATCCTCTTTTCCGAGCAACCTTTTCACGGGTTTCTGCTTTGCGTGCGGTCTTTTTAATTGTTTCAAATGAATCTTTAGTCATATTACGCCTCCTTCACGTGTTTTGCGTATTCTTCCAAGGGCACACCGAGTTTTTTTGCGATAGCAACTTGTGAAGGTGTGAGTCTCACAGTGCGGCGGCCTGAAGCCGATTTTCGTACAACCGAAGCAACTTTTTGCCTTGGTCGGCCGACATCCCCTCCATCATTAAATTTATGGGGAAATTCTTTTCGTATACGTTTATCTATCTCAGTATAATAGTCATCATCTGCTACGTCAATACCCTCTTTAACTAACTGATTATGAATATCATAAGCAGTGTATGTCATAGCGTTATCTGTACCAAACCAATCATTTTTCTCTGCCCAAGCAACAGCTTTTGGATCAGGCTGAGGTTGTGCAGACTGAGGTTGATTATCAATCGTTTGATTAATATCTTCTTTTGGTTCTTGTTCTATTTGAGCTTTTCGCTGAACAGCTTTAGCTTTAGATACTTTTAACCTTTCATCTTCAATAGTTAAACGAGCTATTTCTTGTTGAGCAGCTACTTGTTTTTCAATATCTTGTGCTTTAACAGCAGCTTCCATAGCTCTTTTAGCAAATTCTTTTTGATTAACGAGAGCTTTTTCTCTCTCTACTAACATTGAATCATTTTGAACAACGCTTGTATTTCTAATCTTATCGTTTTCTTCTTTTACTTTTTTTGCATAGTCAACAGCAGCTTGTTCACGTCTTTCTGCTTCACGCATTTTCTTTGTGAGTTTATCAATACGTTTTTTAACTCCTGCACTATACTCTTCTAAGTCCTCTTCTTTATTTTCTTGAGGTGCGGTTTCTTGAACAACCTCGGTAGACTGTTCTTCTTGTACTTCAACAATCGGAGATTCTTCGTTTGTTGTAGCTACTACATCATCTTTTTTATCTTCTTTTAACGTCACATCGACAGCGTTCCCTGATGTATCTATAGGAACAAGTTTTTCTGATGCTGGTGTTATTGCTTCTGGCATGGTGCCTCCATGTTATAAAATGTTTGCTGGCAATATATCTCGAGGATCATCAATGACAGCCAGTATTTCGTCATCGTTGACTATTCTTAGTTCACCACCTTCGATTCTAATTCTAGATCCTGCATACCTTGTGATTAAAACCCAATCACCTTCCTTGGCCCACGCGCCATTTGGAAACCTTGTTTTATCTTTATAGCAATCAGGTCCTACTTTTAATATTTTACAAACATTAGTAGCAACTTGTGACTGCTCTACAGTTTCATCAGTTAGGTGTAAACCTGCCGATGTTTTACTTTGTAGTTTTAAGGGATACAGTACCATTCTAAACCCTGTTGGTTTAGGTACTTTTTCTAATTCTTTCTTTTCAGCCGCTGGTCCTTTTGTGTCCCAAATATGTTTGGGAACAATTAACTTACTTGCTTTATTCATCTTCTAGCTCCGTTTTTCTTAGCAGGTCCGTGAGTTCCTGTACTTCTTGTTCTAAGGCATGTAACTTACCTGTCAAATACCTGTATTCACTCCAGTCTTTTGCTGATCCTGTAAGTATAGCTTGTTTTACTTGATCTTGTCTAGCTATTAATTGTTGTTTGTAATATGTAAAGAAGTTTTCTATGCGCATTGAGACATTAATTTTGCCAAATTTTCACA